GTATAATAAAATCAGGAACACATTTTAATCTTCGCTGTCCTTTGGATGGTGAATACAAGATAGGAGATAATTGGAGTGAAACCCACTAAAGAAGATAGAAAGAAGTTTGACATTGACCTAGAGTATGGAGAGATAAGAGAAGATAAGATAAAGGATATGCTAACCGGTAAGAAGATAGAAGTTAAATCAGAGAAAGGTATGTGGATGAAGACAGGTAACATCTGTATAGAGTATGAGTCATGGAACAAACCATCTGGTATCAGAGCAACTGAATCAGACTATTGGTTTCATAACTTATGTGTAGGAGACAACGAGTTCTGTACTCTTGTATTTAAAACAGATGTGCTTAGAACTATAGTTGATAAGCTTGATACATTTAAAACTGTAGCAGGTGGAGACCACAACGCAAGTAAAATGTACTTAGTAAACTTACAAAAGTTATTTTCATCAGATGTAATTAAAGCATTTAAGGAGTCAGAAGATGGAAAAAAATAAGAAAACACTTGACACATCCTCTCAAGATGTATATAATAAATTGTCGGCTAAGAAAAATACATCAGAATCAGGTCATTGGTACACTCAAGAAGGTGAGCCAATGTATACTGTCATTGGTGCTAACGGTAAAGAAAGAAACACCACACTTAGAGATGCAAGGAAAGAACAACTAGTACCCTCTGTAACTACAGTAATAAGTATGATAGCTAAACCTCAGTTAGAGAATTGGAAAATCAATCAAGCACTTAACTCTGCTCTTACCTTAGAGAAGAATGATTTAGAATCAGTAGAAGAGTTTGCTTATAGATGTAAGTTAGACTCTAAGAAACTAGGACAAGAAGCTGCTAAGAAAGGTACAGAGATACACGCTTTGATTGAACAAGGATTCTTAGGTGAAGGCACTAGTGAACCTTACGAAGTAATTAAAAAGTTCTTAGATGAGAAGTTTCCAGATGAAGAATGGATAGCTGAAGCTTCCTTCTGTGCTGACTTAGGCTATGGTGGTAAGATAGATTTATATTCTAAGTCTGGTATCTTTGTTGACTTTAAAACTAAAGATAACTTAGAAGGTAAAGACCCTGCTAAATTAGTATACGATGAACATGGTATGCAGTTGTCTGCTTACGCACAAGGCTGTGGCTTTGATGATGTTCAAAGAGTATCTATCTTTGTTGATAGAAAAGATACAAGCCTTATAGCTTGTCATGTTTGGGACGAAGACTCTCAAGTAAAACACACAGAAATGTTTAACAGCATTTTAACTTATTGGAAATTGGTAAAAAATTATGAGCCAGAAAAAGTCTAAATTACTAAGACGTAAAGCAGAGAAGTTATTAATAGATTGGATAAGAGAACTAACTCCTGAAGGAGAAGATGCTACAAGGATTAATAAAAAAAACTTACATGAATTTTTACCTGAACAAACACATATCTTTGCTAACAATAAATTTATGATAAGTGCTTATAGTATTAGGTGGTTCTATAAAAAAGTTAAAAGAAATCCTGATGTAACTTTAGAAGAACTTAATGCCTAGAAGAGTACCAAGAAAGCCTAGACCAAAGAAGACAAATGTCCCAAAAGGGTATGATAGTATGTGGGAAGCTACCCTACATCAAACAATACTTCAAGAGTGGAAGCATCATTGGGATAACATCTCCTATGTTGTTAAGCATAAGTATGAACCGGACTTTGTTAAGTTAATAGATAATAAAACTATATTGCTTGAAGCTAAAGGTAGGTTCTGGGACTATGCAGAGTATAGTAAGTACATACATATACGCACAGCTTTACCTAAAGACTATGAGTTAGTCTTCTTATTTCAGAAACCTTATTCTCCTATGCCTCAAGCAAAGAAAAGAAAAGACGGCACAAAAAGAACTCATGCTGAATGGGCAGAGACCAATAATTTTATATGGTATAGTGAAGATACTTTACCTGACACTTGGAGAAACGATGAACTATAAATTTAATGAAGATGAAACATTAGAACAAATTAAAAGATATGTTGATGGAACTTATGAACAACACTATGCTTACGGAGAGTACCAAGCAACTGATGTTATCTTTGATAACGGACATGGTGATGGTTTCTGCATGGGTAACATTATAAAGTATGCTATGAGGTACGGTAAAAAACCTGACCCTGAAACTATGGAAGCTAAGAACCAAACAGACCTATTAAAAATAATACACTATGCTATAATGGCTATACATTTACAGGACATAGAAAATGATTGAAGATAAAGTAGGAACTAAAACTTATTTAGGAATTGAAATAGATTATGAAAGAGAAAAAACATTTGACAAGTTTAGTCTTGACACGTTAAAAGATAGATATTTTTGGGAGAACGAAACACATGCACAAGAAGCATTCGCAAGAGCCTCCGTCTTCGGAGCAACCTTCAAAGGTGAAACAGATTTTGAACTTGCTCAAAGACTTTATGACTACAGTTCCCACCGTTGGTTCATGTTCAGCACTCCTATACTTAGCAACGGGGGAACAACTCGTGGGCTTCCTATCAGTTGCTTTCTTAATTATGTTCCTGATAGTAGGAGTGGGTTATCTGCTCACTATGACGAGAATATATGGTTGGCAAGTGCAGGTGGAGGCATTGGTGGATTTTGGGGAGATATTAGAAGTAATGGTATATCTACTGCTCATGGCAGTCGTTCTACTGGTTCAATTCCTTTCATGCATGTAGTTGATTCTCAGATGTTAGCCTTTAATCAAGGCACTACAAGACGTGGAAGCTATGCAGCTTACATGGATATAAGCCACCCTGAGATTGAAGAGTTTATAAACATGCGTAAAGAATCTGGTGGAGATATAAACAGAAAGAATCTTAACCTCCATAACGGTATTAATATAACTAATGCTTTCTTACAAGCTGTTGAGAACGATGAAGACTGGAGATTAATAGACCCTAAAACTAACGAAGCTGTGAAGATAGTAAACGCTAGAGATATATGGTGGCAGATTATACACGCAAGAGCAGAGACCGGAGAGCCTTACATGATTAACATAGACACATGTAACGAAGCTCTTCCTCAAAAACAAAAAGACTTAGGTTTAAAAATTAGACAGAGTAACTTATGTTCAGAAATAACTTTACCTACTAACGAAGAAAGAACAGCAGTATGTTGTTTGTCTTCAGTAAACTTAGAACACTTTGATACTTGGTCAAAGAACGATAGTTTTATACAAGATTTAATAACAATGCTTGACAATGTACTACAACACTATATTGACAACGCAATAGACACAACGCAGTTGGGAGAATATAGTGCGAATTTTAAAAGGTTTAAGAAGTATGTTAGGGAAGGTCAAGAAGGCTATACAAAGTCTGCCTACTCAGCGTATAGGGAACGGAGTCTCGGACTTGGTGCTATGGGTTTCCATGCTTACCTACAGTCTAGGGGGATACCTTTTGAGGGTATATACGCAACTGGTTTCAACCATAAAGCATTTACGTACATCAAGACCAAAGCAAAAGCAGCAACTCAAGAGTTGGCTGTTGAAAGGGGTGAAGCTCCTGACATTCATGGCACTGGTAAGCGTAATGCTAACCTCCTTGCTATTGCTCCTAATGCTAGTAGTGGCATCATCTGTAGTGGGACTTCTCCTTCTATTGAGCCTTACAGGGCTAACTGCTATACTCACAAAACTTTATCCGGAAGTTATCAAGTTAAAAACAAATACTTAGAAAAACTTTTAAAGTCTAAAGGAATAAAAGGAAAAGAACTAGAACAGATTTGGAAAGACATTACAGCTAACGAAGGTTCAGTACAGCATTTAGATATGTTAGATGCTGATGAAAAAGAAATCTTTAAAACAGCTAATGAGTTAGACCAGATATGGATTGTAGAACACGCCTCCAAACGACAAGAGTTTATTTGTCAAGCACAGTCTGTAAACTTATTCTTTACTATACCTAAATCAACAGAGCCTCAAGAGGTACACGATGAGTACATGCAATACGTTAGTGATGTACATTGGTATGGTATGAACAAATTAAAATCGCTGTATTACTTTAGAACTAATGCAGCTCGTAACGTAGAGAATGTAAACACCAAAGTTTCACGAATTAAATTAGATGAAGTGGAATGTATCGCCTGTGAAGGGTAAGGAAGAGATATGAGCTTATTAAAAACTAGAGATTACTATAAACCGTTTGAATACCCATGGATGTATGAGTATTACAAACTACAGAACCAAATGCATTGGATGCCTGAGTCTGTACCGCTACACACAGATGTAAAAGATTGGCAGGATATAAACCCTGAAGAAAAACATTTACTTACACAGATATTTAGATTGTTTACTCAATCAGATGTTGACGTAGCTTCCGGCTACATTGATAAGTACATGCCTATCTTTAAAAAACCTGAAGCAAGAATGATGATGAGTTCTTTTGCTAACATGGAATCAATACATCAAGATGCCTACAGCTTACTACTTGATACAGTTGGTATGCCTGAAATAGAATACAAAGCTTTCTCAGAGTATGAAGAGATGGCAGACAAGCATGATTATGTAGGTACTTTTAAACCACTCAAGTCTGATAAGAAAACTATAGCTAAAACACTAGCAGTTTACTCAGCTTTTACAGAAGGACTACAACTCTTTAGTAGCTTTGCTATCCTCCTTAACTTCCCTAGGTTTGGTAAGATGAAAGGTATGGGACAGATTGTTACTTACTCTATAAGAGATGAGTCAATGCACGTTGAAGCTATGACTAAATTGTTTAGAGAGTTTATACAAGAGAACATAGAGATATGGACTGACGATTTTAAAGCAGAGCTATATCAGATATGTAGAGAAATGGTAGAGCTTGAAGATAAGTTCTTAGACTTAGTGTTTGAGATGGGAGATTTACAAGGCTTAACTAAAAAAGATATGTATGCTTACAACAGATACATTGCTGATAGAAGATTATTACAACTAGGATTAAAAACTAACTACGACCAAAGAGAAAATCCTCTTGGTTGGATTGACGAGGTTATGGGTGTTGAACATCAGAACTTCTTTGAAGGAAGAGCCACTACTTATATGAAAGCAGGACTACGTGGTAGACAAGACAACATTAACTTTGCAAACTTAAAGGAAACAAATGATTAACAAAGACGAAGCTAACTTAGTAAGCTTTAAAATACTACTTACCAGAGACAACAAAATTGTATCTGAGTTTAGTACACTACCTGAGAATATGGTTGACGAGGTAATACCTCAAGATGATAGACTATTGATAAGGACTATACTAAGACACGGTAAAGATAAATTAGGTGCACTACACGACTACTTTCAAAAACAACTTAAAGGTTTTCAATAGTATATATTATTATTTCTTTTTCTTTTCCTTTAACTTTTATAGGGTCTAAATATTTCATGGGTACAGTAGAGTTAAAAGCTGTGGTGTATCCTATGACTATATCTTCTCCTACTTCTTTAGTAGAAGACTCTAACCTAGCTGCTAAATTAACAGCGTCACCTATGGCAGTATAATCAAAACGTGTATCACTTCCCATATTTCCTATTACAGCTTCGCCTGTATTTATTCCTATACCAATCTCAATTCCTAAGTCTGCTTCTTGCATATTCTTCTTTATTTCAAGAGCTGTTTTTACTGCTCTGTCCTCATGGTTATCTAAGTCCATAGGTGCATTAAAAATTGCCATCATTGCATCGCCAATATACTTGTCTACCATACCACCATGTTTTTGCACAGCGTTTGCTTGAATGGTTAGTGCTTTGTTCATTATCTCTGCAACTTCTTCAGGCTCTAGTCTTTCTGATAAACTTGTAAAGCCTCTCACGTCTGTAAATAAAAACGTACAACGTCTTCTCTCACCTCCAAGCTTTAAAAGACTAGGGTTATCTTGTAATCTTTTTACTTGTCTTGGGTCAAGGTAGTGTTCAAACTGTTTCTTAATCTGTTGTCTTAATTTAAATTGAGTTCTAAAGTTTAAATAGAATTGTTGAGTAGCAATAAGTGTCATACATGTCATACTCCATGTAAAGTCTATGAGTAAATTTTGACCAACTAAATAGTATTCAAGATACCCTGCTCCTGATAACATTATAAGAAAAGATACTACGCCTTTAGTGATACCTAAGTAAGTTATTGCAAGAGCTGTTAGGATACCTGAGAGGCATAATATTAATAACTCAACGAACAATCTATAGTCTGGTATCTGAGGTGTGTCCATTAACATACTTTCAGATAAAGCTGCTTGAATTTTATGAGGTTCTAAAAGACCTGAAGGTGTAGCAAGTTGAGGAGATATTCCCTTTGCAGTAAACCCAACAAACACAAACTTATCTTTTACGTTCATCTCTTCTAGTGTTGTCTGTGGTGTATCTACCCAACTAATCCATTTACGTCCCATACTATCTGTTGAAATGGGAGGGATGCCTCTTACTCTAACCTGCTCAATTCCATTCTGATTTGTTACAATCTGATAAGTCTGACCACCTCCTAGTATTTTTAAAACTTCTGTTCCAAAAGAAGCTACCCACCCATTATCTGTTTGCTGTAGTAANGGTATACGTCTTACCAAATTATCTACATCTACTGGAGCTGATATAGCTCCTTGTCCTGCTGATTGTTTTAATACGTTTATGTTTTCTAAAAAGCCTTGAGCTTTAGGTAAAGATATTATTGGTCCTTTGATTACTGTGCCGTGTGTAGCAGGGTAGTTACCGTTGTCTACTTCTGGCATAGCTATAACACTTGCAGACTTTGAAAGCTCTAAAGCAAACGCATCGTCTCCTCCTAGTCTATCAGGGTGTGGGAATAACATAACCCATCCTACCCCTAAAGCTCCGGCATCTATTATATCTTTGTGAATCTTTGCGAGTGTATCTCTAGGCAGAGGGTATCCACCCTGTTCATCTAGGAAAGTTTCGTCTATGTTTAGGATTGTAAAGTATCCAGTAGGTTCTGGAACTGTAACGAGAGCATCAAAAGTCTTGAGTCTCATTACTTCTAGTGGTGCAAGGTTGAAGAGGAGAGGTAAAGTTAGTAAACTTAATAGGGTAATTGCCCACTTCATGTTAGTCTCCTTGTGTAATTTTGATAGTAGAGTCTCCTCCACCATTAACTATAATCTGTGTGCTCTTACCGTTCTGTATCATTATGACTGTGTAAGAATTTGCTTTATCTAAATCTAATCTAATTGTATCTTCTAAAGTTTTATAAAAGGTTACAACATTATCAGTAAGAAAAGTATTTATCTGTGTGCTAGAATCATACCCGACTTTAGTCC